TCAAGATGTAGATATTGGTATGCAAGATTTTTCAGAGCAAACATACAATGTTACTGTTAAGCGTGTAAAAGAGTTTGGCAGAGTGTGTATTGAAAATGTTGCACCTGAAAGTTTGTTAGTTACAAAAACTGCAACAAGTTTAGAAGATTGTAACTTTATTGGACAAAGAGTTTTCAAAACTAGATCAGAATTAATAAGCATGGGCTTTGACAAGAAGATTGTTAATGAATTACCAGTAGCAGACGAAGAAATTTACAATACAGAGGCTGTCACAAGAAGATCACATGATGATGAAACCATGCCTCAAGAGTATCAGAACATTGATCCTTTACTTACAAGAGTAAGTGTCATCGATTGTTACATGAGATGTGACTATGACAACGATGGTATTGCAGAATTAAGACACATAGTAGTAGGTGGTACAGGTGCAAACGCCTATCACATACTAGAAAACGAACCAATAGAGCAAATACCTTTTGCGATGGTAACAGCAATACCTATGCCACACAGATTTTATGGATTGTCTATTTATGATTTGATTGGTGATGTGCAAGAAATCAAAACAACACTACTTAGACAAACCCTAAATAACGCTTATCTACAAAACAATGCCAGAACTGTAGTAGTAGATGGACAAGCAAACATTGACGACCTCCTTACATCGAGAGCTGGAGGTATTGTCAGAGTTAAATCACCTAACGCTGTAACACCTCTAGCTTCTCCTAACTTTATGAGTCAAGGACTAGCGATGATAGACAAAGTAGATAGTATTAGAGAGTCAAGATCAGGCGTTTCAAAGGTTCAAATGGGTTTAGACGCAGACCAAATAAACAAATCACATACAACTGCAACCAGTACAAATGTGATGATGAACGCATCAACGCAAAGAATAGAGCTATATGCTCGTAACTTTAGTGAAGGTATCAAGCGTATGTTTCAAGGCATCTTGACTTTGGTTTGTAAATACCAAGATCAAGAAAGAATAATAAAATTAAGAAATAAATTTGTACCTATGAACCCTAGAGAATGGGTTGATAGATATAATGCAACTGTTCAAGTAGGACTTGGCACAGGATCACAAGACCAAAGACTTGAAGTATTGAGTAGAGTTCTTGGTGTGCAAGAAAAATTAATTGGTGCTGGTGGAATGGGTATAGTAGATCCACAAAAAATTTATAACACTTTAGAAAAGTATTTAGAAAACGCTGGTTATAAAGATGCTAGTCAATTTTTCAACAATCCTTCTAATATGCCACCACCACAACCAAAAAAACCTAACCCAACATTACAACTTGCAGAGGCAGATTTTAAAAGACAACAACAAAAAGATCAAGCAGACATAAGATTGAAACAACAAAAGCTAGAACTAGAGCAACAAAAATTAGCATCACAATTAATAAAAGAAGAAGATGCAAAAGAAAGTCAGAAAGAAAAATTAGCAACACAAATATTACAACAAGGATTGAGAAAAAATGGTAACGCCTAATATGCCTTCATCGGCACAAAATATTATCAATAATTT